ACTAACTCTTGAATCATTAGCTTTTGGATAAAATCCTCTTGCTCTTGCTGTTACTGTACCTACTACATCTGTAGCTTGACTTATTTTCGTTCCTTTTGCTATACCACGTTTATAAAAGTATATTTTCCTTCTCCAAAAATGTCCACAATTTTTTCCTCCTTTCCATAACCAGACATTGTAAACTCCTTGTTTGTTACCAGCTAATCCTGGATTGCATCTAATACTTGACAAAGAGTGTTTTTGCCCTATAATATCCTCTTTACGATACACTTTTCCTGATCTTAACATTTTTTTACAAAATTCCCTACTATCATCTGATGTCCTTCCTGTTGCATATTCGTAACGCACTTTATAAAAGTTAATATCTCTATCAATACCATCTTGTTCAGATTTATTGTCCGCTTTACTTTCTCCTACTCTTGCAAAATCATGTCTGTATATATCATTTAATTCATGTTCAAAATTAAACTCCTCGTGTTCCTCCTCAACTTTTTCATCACTTATTAATAACCATTCATTATCATCAATAACTTCTCCACGTTCTTTTAAAAACTTGTCTAATTCATTTTCTATTGGAACACAATTTGGAACCTTTCTACCATCTTTAATTTTATGTCCGTAAGGTTCGTATCCATCTTGACATGGATTAGGTGTGATAAATTCTTGTTTACAACCACAATCAGTTAAATCAAGATTTTTTAATGTATCATGATCAGAACAGGGCATGTAATATTCCTTTCCATCTTGCGTATGCACATGATGTCCAGAACAACCTAATTTTTCTGCTTCCGCTTCTGCTTCTTCTATTGTATCAAATAATGGTAATTCAATATCATCTGTAACAATACTTCCAACTTTTGCTAATCCAAATTCCTGTCCTTCTTCTAATGGTGGTAATCCTAATTCTTCCCTAATTTCTGCCGTTGTCATTACCTCTTTCATATCTTCAATTGTAAATTTAGATGTGATAGGTTTATTTTGTATAAATTCTAATGGTAATGCAATATTGTTAATACTGAATATTTTTGATAACGCTTTTAATATTGTTTGTTGATATGGTTTTACAACTGTATTAAAATATACTTCAAACGCACTATTTAATTCATCAGCGTTATTACCTAATCCAGTGTCGTTTTTGATCCCCATTAACATTGGTGATGTTACCCTATGTCCAGTAAGAATATTTTGTACCAGGAGCTCCTGGAGTGCAAGGTATTGTTTATCTGCGTTTGATACTTCAATTGGTGTTATTACAGGTACTTTTGTTTGATCATCTGAAAATGTTAGTACTACTTTTCCTGATGCTTTCGCTCCTTGAAATTTATTTTTAATACTGTTTTCAATTTGAAATCTTTCCTCCTCGGTTGGTATTCCATTAGAAAAATTGATAAAATAACTACCACTAAATCCATTCTCTATATTGGATAAATGGAACTCTGCAACACGTTGATCTACAAGTGCCCAATTACATGCTGCAGTATAATCAGGAGTAAAATATATATCCATACTTGGACTATAATTACCCATGTATAGTATTTGACTAGGACTTGTTCTATCATTCATGTTAAATGCTGGAACTTTCATAGGTTTATGTTTTCTAGTATTACTCCAATCACTACAAACATAATAACAATCCACTTGTCCTAATGCGTTAGGTTTTCCTGCTCTTATTTTTTCAACTGGTACATGATGTATTTCTACAACTTCAGTACGTGCTTGATTATATATAATATTAATAGCAAATCCACCTTGTAATTTAAAATCAAATGCTAACTTTTTTACAACTTCATGTAATGTTTCTTTTCCGTTTGCATTACCTAAAAATTGTTTTAGTTTTATATCTGCATCTAAATTATCATTTTCTACAATGTTTATTCCTTCTCCTGCTATCATTTCCGCAGTGGCGTTAATAATTGCCGCATGTGTACTGGAATGATAATATAAATCAATTAAAAACTGTGGATATAAATTTGCCCAATTTTCTGTACCATATTCTATATAATCCTTATATATACTTTCAATAACTTTTGGAGCTGTTTGTGTTTCAAGATTTATATTTAATATTTTATCCATTATATGTTATTTAAATATGCTTGTAAATTTGATCTATCTGAACTTGATAAAGCTGTATTTGTTATTACTACTTCTTTTATAATACCATCTAAACTTCCTCCAATAGCATCAATATCAAGTGTTCCACTTACAACACCAGCTTCATATCCAGTAGTAGTTATTTGTGTTAATCCACTTCCGTTTAAATATACAGTAACCCTATTTGTTCCATCTCTTTCAACACCTATATTGTAATATGTTCCTGTTTCTATTGTAGTACCAAAACCAATTTTTGCACTATTATCTATTTTACCTCGTATTTCGCTTGTGCTTTGTATTCTAAAAAAGTCTTGACTACTTGTATCTTTGTCATAAAAGAATAAATCAGTAGCACCTGTACTAAAAGTAGAAAACTTTATACGTACATACATTGAAAATTGTCCTGAAAAATTTAATTGACTTGTTAAATGTAATTTATCATTTTCTGCATCTCCACTTTCTACACCTCCACTTGCTTCATTAAAAGTAAAATAATTGTCTGGAGCCGTTAAATGATTATTATTACCACTTTGATCACTCCATTGTGTTACGTTGTCGCCGTTTTCCGCTCTTGTTGTATCACTTTCTAATATATCAGTATCATTTTGGAACCAAGCCTGTAATCCTGATAAATTTGCTGGTGTCCAAACACCACCGTATTGCCTAATTGTATTTGAAAGTGCAAATTTCATTATAAAGTATTGTTCTTGTATATTAGTGCTAATCCTGAACTTATGGTAATTGATGTAAAGTTAAGAAATAACGTTGTACCAGCTGCGTATGTTTGATGTAAATTAGAATCTGTACCAGAAACACTTGTTCCTGTGTCTAAATTTGTAACTACAGTTTCTATTGGAAATGCTACTGCATAACAATCTTTTCCTGTTACTGCTCCTGTTCCGGATACAACTATTTCAATATTTCCTTTACCTAATTGTTCTCCTAATAATTCGTTTGTACTATCTGCCATAATTTCTAATTTGTATATAAATAATTTGTTTGTGTTGTAGGTTCGTATTTAGTGTATCGTACTTGTTCCGATCCCGCTGTTTCTTGTATATATAATTTTCCTTCTTCTACCTTGCCTTTTACAACTCCCTTATGATTATCTGCTGGACTTAATACATCATTTTCATTTGCTGGTGCGTATCCACTACTAACATTTGGACTTGCTTGCCATGTAACCTCATAAACTTCATATTTCCAAAATCCGTAGGGTTTAAAATTTATGTTACCTGTATATATATTTTCTGATGTATTGTGTGTAAAAGTGTTTTTAATATAACGTTCATTTGTAGTACCTTTAGTTCCGTATGCATACTTTACGGCTCCTGTCATATCATTAATGAACTTAAATAGATATTTTACATGCGAATGTGCTTTTGCCGTATCAATTCGTTTCTCCTCTAAACTAAGGTATGTATCCAAATTACTTCCGTATGTTCCTAATATCATACTATATAAAGGGAAATACAATAAATTATTTGTCTTTTGTTGTTTTAGCCTTTACTTTTGTAAAATAATCTTTTAAACCCAGTGTTTCTACTTGTTCTGATTTTACAGTGTCTAATGTTATAGAGTATCCACCTGTACTCACTGTACAACCTTTGTATTGTTTTTTTAATGTATATTTCATGATCTATAATTTAAAAAAAAAGGGAGCTTTTACACTCCCTTTAAAAATATATTAAGTTCCTTATGATGCTATTGTTGTTAAAGTAAAGTTATCAAAAGGAACGGAAGAATATTGTGCTAACCTTAGACAAGGGAAACTCTCTTGTGCGGTAAAGGTCAAATCATATCCATTCATGTCACCAAATGACGCTCCAGAATTAGCTGTACCAGCTGTTAATTCACAACCATTTTCAACTCCAAACGCCCATATTTCATTTTTACCTGATGTTTGTTGGTGTAATTCTACAAAAATGATTAATCTGTTTTGCGCTAATAATCTAATTTCGTTTCTGTCATTAAGTGTTAATTTGTGTAGCTTTAGGTTTATTGCACCTTCATAAAATACTGTACCATTTTCAACTGATGCGTTTATAGTTTCCACCATACTCGCTTGTCCTTTTGGTATCTTGTATCTAAAATAACCAGCACTATAACCACCAGCTCCTGCAATTTGTGTTAAAGCACCAGCTGAATGTGTAATAGTCAAATCTTCATGTTGTGCAAAATATACATTTTTTATTCCGCCCATGATGTCTTTACAATCCAAGCCCCTGCTCCTCGTTAATTCACATGCCATGTTTTTATAGTTTTTTTTGGTTAATAATTATTTGGTATAGAGTTTATCTCTATTTAAAGTTAACTGTTTTAGATGC